ACCGTGGCGTTTGCTTGGCCTTCGGTCCCGCTTACAGTCACTCCAGAACTATAACTATTACCAGAGCTATCTTTAAATCGAAGCGGGTGATTGTTGTTTGAGCTATCGGAAACATTGAAGGTGTAAGTAACGCCCCTTACTAAGGTAAGTGTGGGGGCTACTAAGGCTGATCCTGAGACAGGAGCAGTCATAGTCAGCCTGTACTTATTACCCCCAGAATTTACAACATCGACATTAAAAGTGGTGTTTAAAGCATTGTCTGCGTCAAATAATCGATTTGCAACCGCTGTCGCTGTAACTGCTACCGACGCAGCCCCAGCTGCAAATAAGATCTCTCCCGCCACTGTCGATTGTGTGAACGCAATTGACACCGAAGCAGTCGTCTCAAATAGCTCTATTGAGTCAAGAGCTTCGAGAGTGCCAAATGCGTCTAGGCTATCAATCGAGCCCCAAGTATCAAGGGTTTCGAGTGTCTGCGGAGCGAGGAGTTGAGACATAAGTTAAGCTGCTGTCACATCCAAAGATCCAGCAGAAATTCTGAGAATATCGCCTGTGGTAATGGTCTTTGCAGCCGAAAATGCACCATAGATCAGCATATTTCCACTTGTGGCCGCGTCGAATAAACCAAAATGGGCGACATTGCCCCAGCTGCCCGTTGCAGCTGGAAATGTAACGTCCGCTGAGTTATCGGTGGTCGCTCCAGACGCTGCATCAAAGTCGATGGCTTTCCGAGTATAACCGCTGCCTGATAACTCCGTCCCAGATCCATCTTCGCCGAGGCTGCCCACGGCTAACCCTAAATAGACTTGAGATGGCATGGTGTAAGATCCTGTACCGAGGATGTGGTCGAGAATTTCATTCTCCAAAAAGTTTGACATTGCTGACATTTTTTATTCTCCTAAGAAGTTTTCATTGCTAACGCACCACCACCAAATCGAGCGGTGTCCGTATCTTTAATTATTTCAGCCATAATTCGAGTGAACATGCTGTCGTATTGCAAGCTTCTAGCCTCGTCCATTAAGTACGTGTACGCTGCCGAGAGTGACCCATATAGGTATGCGTCGGGGTGGCGAGTTAGCACAGTATTTGTGGTTTGAGTGTTCGATAGGCTGGCAATGCTTTCACCGTACATAATCTCAACATCGACAACGCTGTCGGGGGTAGGGCGTAAAGCTATCTCGGTTCCAATAATCGAGTAAGCTTTGGGAGTGCCGTTCCCTGTTGAATTGTAGGTGGTATAAAAAGTATTTGGGGTCATAAAGTCCAAAACTGAAACGGGGTTTGTATTGATTTTTACAAGCCTCACTTCGCGTAGATCCGTAGGCAAAGATATAAATTCTTCCCCTACAATTGTTGCTCCCACGGCTCGTTTTTCCTGGGATCGTGTGTCTAGCTCTCGGCTCATTCGAGCTTCAGCGAGAGAGATAAAATCAGGTATTTGTGTCGCTAAATCGTCCCTGGCTAAGAAGTTGCCAATTGCCGTCTGGAGATTTGCATAGGTATCAAATGCCATTACAGTTGCCCGCCCGTTGTTCTAAATGCTGAATTAATCATCAACCACTTTCGCCACTCCTTCGGGTTCTGGTTTGGTTGACCAAATTTCTCTATAAGCTGATGGTAAATAGGCATGGGTATTTCGCCGATTTTCTGGTGGTGCTTTTGCGTATCCCCGATCATGGAGCCAGGTCGATATTCATTCGCCTCAGCTTTTGCCAGGTCTTTCACGGGGTCGATATTTGTAGCCGTTTGAATAAGAAAACCGCCCTCGGGCTGGTCTTCCATCGTGGTGACGCCACCCGTAATATTATTTACATTTACAACTTTTTTAGCCATCGAATTCTCCATAAAAAAGGGGCAGTAAAAACTGCCCCAATTTGTTTGTTATTAAAGTTCTATTATGAACCGTTTAAACCAATAACCGCTGCGTGAGCTTTTGGAGCCTTAACAATTAAGGTCCATTCGCTTGTGATTGCAAATCGAGTTGCATCGCCCACAGGAGCTACGTCAGACACTGCAAAACTACGATTTGCAAGGGTTCCGAGGCATACATGCTCGGTATCGATGCAGTAGAGTTCTGAGTTCGGACACTGACGATCAATAGTCACTGACAGTTCACCAAAATCGCTCAAATAAATTGAGGCAGATCCTACAATCGCAATTTCTTTTGGAGCGGAAGTCGTGATTTGGTTAGTCGCAACCGAACCCGAACTTAAGCCNGAAAAGTTTTGCTTATTAGTTGGTGACATAAGCAACATATTGGGATTGCCCCCGTCGGTGTACGCAGCTAGAAGTGCGGCGTCAATTTTAGCCAAAGTTAAGGCTGCGGCAGTACCTGTTAAATCAGCCGCATCTGAACCATCACCCGTTGCAGCCGCCATATCACTTGGCTTGTCCACGTTGGTGATCCAAGTGATAAGCTTTGCAGCTTTCCGAGGGTCAGAACCAGATTTCGCCTCATTTTTAAATAAAGCTTTCTCGATGTCCCGACGTTGCTCAAGTCCTTTTAGGACCTTAACATATGCCGTTTCTTTGGCTCTCCCCGCCTTATCGACCGCATCAAGTGTATTTGATACACTCGCTGCCTGGACCGATATCTGGTGGATATTCGTGAGCCTCGAGGTTGGGCTGGGGTTCGCATAACTAAAGTCAGCACCTTCATTGACATAATTTGTGTCAACGGCAGCTGCCAATTCTTGAATTTGCCATTCAGTGGTTACGCCCGAGGTTGTTTCCTTGGACATGTTTGAGACAAGTGGTGTCTCAGAGGGATCGCATTCCCTTCTCACATTTCTGCGAGGATTGGACTATATCATCATTACAAGGCTTGTGTACTTGCAATGTCGGACGCTCTAGCCTGTTATTAAGAGGGCTAACCTCTCAGGTAGTCTCTGAACCTTCTATCGCTGGGTGGATAGCTTGGATGCTGATTGCCATATCATTTCTGACTTAGGGTTCCAGCAGTTCATCCGATTTAGACCGCACCGATCTTAGTTAATGCGGTATATGACGTCAGAAAGATCTTCCTTCTCGCCAACCGCATTTGCGGTTAAGTAAGTTGCCATTTATAAATCCTTTCATGATTATTTTGACAATAAATATTCGACGGCTGCATCTCTGCTACCCGTCTTGCTAAGTTTTGAAAAAGCATCCCTTTTTCGTGACTGTGCAACATCAATTTTACCTTTCGGCTGTCCAGATTTAACCATCTTTGGTGCAGATCCAACTTTCTTTTTTACGACCGATTTTTTCGATAATAAATTGTCATAAAGTTGGGCTTTTCGGGCTAAAGTTATTATTCTAGCGTCAGTTGCATTCGCTACATCGTTTTCACTAAATCCGCTTCCCTTTAAATAAGAAACCAATTCCGTCTTTTCCTTTGTAGCCACTCCAGCGTCCTTCCATTCGGGAATAAATTCTAAGAGTTTTGCTTGCTCACTAACTAGATTTTGTTGAGCCATAATTGCCTGTTCTTGTTGAACAGCTTGCATTTGAGACTGTCGGTCCCGCATGGTTTCTCGTTGACGCACATATTCCAAAGGATCACTCTCATAGAGGGCGTTCCAATCCGCCTCAGTTTTCTGAGCCTGGTTTTGTGTAGTCAATTGAGCCTGGATTTGTTGCAAAGCTTGAGCGTAACGTAAACGCTCTTGCTCAATCGCTGTCTTGTCAGCCTCAATAGCTTTTCGCTGTTCAGCTGCATCAGATAAGCGTTTCTGAGCCGTTTTTTCTAATTGATAAGACTTAATAAGTTCAGCCTGGTTGACGTCATATTCTTCGCCGTCCACCTTGACCGTGTAATAAGGCTCATCATCGTCCTCGACTTCATCTCCTTCTGTCTCAGCTTGACCGTCTTCGGTGGCTTCAACTTCAGTCTCGTCAGTCGTAGGTTCAACCACTTCGTCTGTGGTTTCTTCGGGAGTTGCTTCAACATTTTCGCTTACCTCAGTTTCCTGGGGGGCTTCACTGTCAAGTAACATGGAAATCGCATCTGACTGCGACAAGGGGCTAGATCCATCTTGTGGGGTACTAGACATAGGTAATATCTCCTAATATTTGCTGGTTAACTCTCTTTCAGCCATCTGGCCCGACTTCATAACGTCGGAGAGATGACCCTCAAATTCATCGACCACTTGAAACATAGCGTGAAATTTTTCCCGCTCCGCCGTGTCGGACGAACCACTTGATCGCCAGGCATCAAAATACATGGCTCTAATTGTGGAGAGAGCCTCTTGAACTAGCGGCTCTTTCATTATCATTTCGGCCTTTTTTGCCCTGATAACCTCTTCTTCTAAAGTTTTGTTGCGTATGCTCATATTTAAACCCTCGGTAGATTGGATGAAATTTCACCGCCCAGGGCTAGTTTTTGTTGCCGTAAGCTCAATTCGGCCTCAAATTCAGCCTTTCGCATTTGCATTTCCAGCTGTAGTTTTTCACGATCTAACGCGATATCAGCTTGCATTTTTTCACGTTTTAAAGCGATATCAGCTTCTAATTTTGCCCGATCAATAGCCATTTTATCGTCGCCCTTTGGCTCATTTACAGCTTGCATTTTTGCGTCGGTTTCGTCGTTCGCGGTAAAAAATTGATCCGTATCCTTAAATCCCGCCATATTTGCGATTTTCTTAAGTGTGTTTACATATTGAGACGTTGAGACGATTGGGTTGCCTGGACCTAATTGCTGCAACATTTGCTCTTGTTTACCAGCAATTTGAATAAGCATTGTGAGCTTGTCTGTCTCAACACCGTTTCCAAGTCCTACGTCTACTTGCATGTCAAACTTATTTTCAAAGGCTCGAGGGTCAATGTCTATATATTCATTATTGAGTCGTACCGTCACTGCCTTTGTTTCGTGCTTTTGGAGTAGGTGTAAAACGCCGTAAGCTAAGTCCTTACAGCCTGTTTCAGCAAATACTCGAGCAATCATCTCGACCTTTAATTGAGCCCCTTGGATAGTCGAATTAATGGCACTAGCGGTCGTTGATTGCAACGCTTTAGGGTCAAGTCCCAGGGACGCTTTTGAGAAGCCCGTTCGCTGGTCGCGAACTTGATCCATGTACTCGAGCATCGCAAACCCTTGCGTCCCAAGCTGGGCAACGGGCAATGCCTGGACTGCACCTTGTTGCCGCACTCGCACAATACCCGCTGGTCTTGAATTTAATAAGTCGTCTAAATTTGCCTGACCCTCAACCACCGCTACGCGGCTATTATTTGTCAGGTATAAGTTATCAAGCTGCGATCTTAGGATCGAGGACTTAATAAGCTGAATGTCCATAACTGTCTCGGCTACGCTTCTACCGATCATTCTGTGAGGCATGAGAATAGGGCTCAAAAGAGCAAATGGAACGTGGTCAAACGGCTCATTACTTACGACGTCGCCATTTTCTCCCAGGACCACAACTCGTCGCAACTCTGGGATGTCGTCGCCATCATAATCGCACTTGATATAACATTCCGATACCATCACTTCTTGCATCGTTTTGTCGGCCGTATTTAGCCTGGAACCACTCTCGATTTCTTGAAATCTTTGTGTCCGCTCTTCCTCATCGTCGGCACTACCAGGTCCAGCATGTTTAAAGACTGTTTCGGCGTCATAGCCCTGTTCTATAAGGTCACCAGCACGCACATTGGTGCGATGAGCGATAAAACTACAATCTTCGAGAGACGTCGCTCTACGGCTAAAAATTAACTCCTCAGGAGGTACGTTATCAATCTTAACTTGACCGCCCTTGGTCTTTCTTTTGACCTCGACATTGAACGTCTGTTCCATTGGAATTTCGTTTTCAAGCTCATCGAGCATTCCCGTCTCAATTATATCTTGAGACATAATTTCGATATTATCGTCTTCCATAAGCATCGTTAGCTCATCCGCCGATAAATCGTTGTATTCTTCAGTGACAGTGGTTTCAGCTTCTTCCCAATAAAACTTACACGCCCCAACTTTAAAGAGAAGGGCGTCCTTCATCATATTGTGTAAAATCTTAAACCCAGGGTTCTGAGAGTTAATAACAAAGTTCACAAGCTTAGTGGCTTGCTCGGCGGCCTTAACGTCTTCCTTGTTTCGTCCGACAAAACGGCAATATTCGTTTGAAGACGAAAAAATTTTCATTAAGCTTGGAAGCATAAATTCGACGGTATCCGCGACTTCCGTAAGGACCGCTTGCGATCTATTCTCTTGCTCGTTACCGAATTTATTACCCAGGTAGTAGTCCATGACCTTCTGACGGTCACCCGAAAACTCGCTGTCATAATAGTTAACAGCGTTTTCAATTTCGCTTTTAACCAGGGTTTTAAATACGGTATCTTTCATAACTTCTTTTTCCTACCAGCCGCTTTTTTTGTTGGTTGTTTCTTTTTGGGAGTAGGGGCGGTATCTTTTTCACCCGCTAAGTATTTTGGCGACTTAGCTGGCTTGCCAATCCCTAAAATTTTTAAAATCCATTTAATCATGATTTTTTGCCATAACCCGATTTTTTGCCTTTTTTTGCCTTAACAGGCTTGGCAACTTTCTTCATCGTAATTTTTTTCATATATGTTTTTTTATGCATTAGAATAACAATCCTTGTGGCTGTTGGTTTTCATTGCGTAATTGAGTTGCTCCCGCCCCAGCGGATAAGACAACCGCAAGTGGGACCTTATTTACAATAAAATCTTCAAGCATTTCCTTGCGGGTAACGCCTAATTCGGAGGCCCGCTTATCTAAGCCCCGCCGAAATAACTCCATAAAAGTTCCCTGGCTTTCGTCCGCTAGTCCTGTCATATCGCCCGCACCCATCCAGAGGCTTGCCTGGAATTGGGCTGGCGTCATGTCATACTTTTTAGCGACGCGACCCGCCATATCTTCATAGGCTGCGTACTCATTCGCCTTTGGAGTGTCCGCCCAGGCTGTCGGCATTTTTTGAAATGGTGATGTGTCCTTAATATGACCGTCTTGCCAGGCTTTAAATAAATTAATTTCAGACACGACTTTCCCATTAACTTTGCGGCTTGAAGTGTATTTTTTCACCCGTCTGGGGCCGATAATATCCGACACAATTTTTGCATTGTCCGCACTCAGTTTTGCCTGGGCGTTAAGAAAATCACCCCCACCGTCAGCCATTCCGAGCATCCGCATGAAGTGCATGTCCGCCGCTATATTTGTATCGTCGCCCAGCAAGTCATTCCCAAACCCCTTTACCTTCGGGTTTGCTTGCAATCGTTTTGATAAAGCTGCCCCCGTGAGATCCCCAGGGACTTCTCGGTCCCACAGACCCGCCCCTCGGTTGGTGACATTGCCAGCCTGGTTTCCTTGCTTAATATGACCATACGCATAATCAATGTGACCATACGCATAATCAGTTGGCGATTTATTTGGGACAACGCCAAGCTTTGTGGCAGCTGCCAGGGGCGTTATCCGCTCTTCCTTTACAATCTGAGCAACGCTGGCTCTATCCGCCTCACTTAAAGCCCGATAAAAACTTGCCATTCGTATATTTTGCGGAACCTTAGAGCCCGTAGACGTCGTACCAATAAGCTCAATAAATTCTCGCCACTGCCTGTCGCCCTCGACTTCGCCCAGGGTTCCCGTCATCCAATCGCGTAGTTCCTCAGTGTTATACCAATCGGGTCCACCAAGCTTTTTACCCTTTTCGATGTAGCTATCAAATACATTATTAATTTGGTTGTTTTCGTCCGCTATCGTATCCGTAAGACGCTGCATTCTATCGGTCGTTTTTGCGGGTCGATATCTCGGATAGGGCTCCGTTCTATTTGTTGCGGCCCCTAAATAACTTGGGTCTGATCCTGGTGGCAAGTCTACACTAGCCAATGGGTCAATATTCATATTTCGGGGTGGATTATTTCCACCTATGCCACGGCGACCCGCGAAAATATTACCGCCCATCGAGCCCACGGCATTCGGGTCGATGTTATCGAGCAATCCCATTGCTGTCTTCCCAGCTGCCTTGTAAGCACTAGCGGGGACAAACGGCAGAGCAACCGCACCCGCAAGCAATCCAGCCTTTGCCAAATCGCCCCTATCGTAGGCTTGCTTGGCATCAACCGCCGCACTAATTTCGCCCGTCACGGGTGCAAAATCAATCGCCGTTGGTATGCCAGACGCCAGGGTTGGGTTCATACCCATTGCCGTCGCAGCCATAAATGGAGCCCGCCTTATTGGGTTTGTATCTGCTTGCATCCGCTGCATTGCCTGGGCGTCGCGTGTCGCCTTTGCAATTTGTAACTCTTGCTCGCTTGGCAAAAAGTTTAAGAGATTGGGCGGAAGCTGAAAATTACCAAATAAACCCATTTAAACAATCCAACTAGAATTACCGTAGTCCAGGTCTTTCGACCAATTAAACGCTGTATTCGTCCCGCCAACCCGCGAGGCTTGCGTCCCAAACGTCAGAACAAAGGCATCCGCCAAGTCGGGGCTCTTCAGCCCGCGTTTCTTCATTTGATCCTTGCCCTCAGCCTTAAATTTACCGTTCGAGGTAATCGTGTACCGCACCGACGCAAGCTCATGTATCAGCTTTTCATCTTTTGCCAGCTTGCAATCGCGGGCCTCGAGCCACTCCCTGGCACGAAACCACAACTCATCT